GACGATTCAGATTGGTTCTGATTCTGATTGCAAAAGCGTATAGCCGTATTCGCTTGAATGACGGCCAAAGGGGTGCAAAGCCCCTATTATTGAGGAATAAATATGATTGGAAAACAAGAAAATAAAAATAATTATGAAGAAAGGAAAGGACTTATTTTACAACAAGTCGCTGATAGATTAAAACGAGATAAAGATTATCTTTGTGTTGGTGTTTATGGGAATCCAAAAACCTGTAAAACATCAATTACATTAGATACAGAAGATATTGTTTGTGTATTAGATTTTGATAATGGTGCAGAAAGAACATGGCGAGCAGGTTATGATTGTTCTGAAAAAATTGAAATTTTTGTACCTATGGTCTATGATGAATATAATAATATTTTATTAGATAAAACAGAAGATATGGCTGAAACTTACATTCGTATGATTGATGAAAGAATTAAGGCAGGTGAAAAAATTAGATTTGTTTGGGATGGTTTAGATAAATGGATTCACTATTGTTTTGATATTATGACTAAAGGTAAAAAAGAATACGAAGTTAGGCATCCACCTATTATGTGGGGTAAAAGAAATAAAAAATATAATGATTTATTAGATAAAGCCCTAAGATTAAAGTGTGATAGATTTTTCATTACACATATGAAAGATAAGTACGAAGGAATTAATAATCCAATGCCTGTAGGTACAGAACCAGATTGGCATAGAACAACTCCCGGAAAATTAAGTCAATTAGTTCATATGAGAAAAGAAACTTTTAACGGTGGAGTTCGTTATATTGCTGAAATTGTTAATGCGCCTAATAAGCCACAATTAGTAGGTAAAAAATACACAGTATTTACAGTATCTAAAAATAATGAAGATGTTAAATGGGAAGGCGTACCGGAATTAAGAGATGGTTCTCTATGAAATTTACAATTAATACAAAAGAATTTCTTAAATTATTAGAAAAATCATTATTAAAGGGAAAATATATTACTAGTGGCGGTATGAAAAGTAAAGCATTAAGTGATTTTGTTCAGTTAGTTGCTGACGATAATCTTACTGTCTATAATGCAGATGACTCCACTATTGTAAAAATAAAATATGATTGTGTAATTGAAGAAAAGGGAGAAATCATTGTAGAAGTAAATATGTTGATTAAATATCTAAAAACAATGGGAGAAGAAACTAATTTTTATGGTAAGGATACTGTTAAATTAACATCTAATAATAAGAAGGCGGAAATTCCTATTGTAGTTATTCACCCTCATTATTCTACAATATCTATGATGGGAAATAAAGATATTAATTTTAATTTGGAAATGAATGACTTCATAGATTATGGTAGCAAGAATAAACAATATACAACTGCACTTCAATTAAATTCTGCTACTTTGGCAGATGCTATTAAAGCGTGTGAGTTAGTACAAAGTGGTATATATACTCTAAACTATAATGAAGATTTTACTATTTCTTCTAACTTAGGTAATGAATCTTATTCTCAACAAATTGATTTATTACGTCATAATGGCGACCCTGCTACAATATCTATATCTGCACCAGTACATTCATTATTTAATAATGAGATTATTAACATATATATGAGTGATGATGTACCTATTACTATTGTATCCGAATCAGCGTTTTTGGTTCGTGCGCCGAGAATAGGTGGAGATTAAATGGAAGAAATTTATCAAGTAATTTTACATTGTATATTATTAATAGTGGCAATGATATTGATGATGTTTATTACTGGATTAGGCTTGTCACTAATTATACTGCCTTTCCATATAATATATGAAAAATTTACTAAAAAGCGGAGGGAAAAGGATGATAATATGTAACATAGGAAATGAAATTAAATTAAGATGGAGGGAAAATGAAGAAAGACATGAATCTTCAATTCCTTTTCGCCCATATTTTTATATCAAATCTACTTCTATTAAATATGCTAACTTTAAAAGTAAAGAAACTATTTTCAATGCACAAGAAGGTAAGGCTGAAAATATAGATATTACCTGTAAATTTCAATATGAAGAAGGTGATTGGCAGAACATTAGTGGAGAAAAATTAACTAAGGTACTTTTAGACCATCCTAAAGATATGTTCTATGCTAAGAAAAAATGGAATACTACCTATGAAGCAGATGTACCATTTCATTACAGGTATTGTGTTGATGAATTATCAGAAATGCCAGAATATAAAATGCGTAAATGGTATTGGGATATGGAATGGCAACAAGGTGGAAAACATGATGGGGCTATTACTTGTATAGTTGTTTATGATAATTATACAGAAAGATTCTATCAATGGACATGGTTTCCAGAACAAGAAGAGAAACCTAGATTTATTAATCCTGATGATGAAAAATTAATTGTTAAAACATTTCATACAGAAAAGGCTATGTTAGAAGATTTTATTACACATATCCAAAGTTATGACCCCGATATGTTAATTGCTTGGTTTGGGTTAAAGTTTGACCTGCCTAAACTTATACATAGAATACATGATAATGGTTTAAATCCTAAACGCCTATCACCATATAATGAAATTAAAGGAATTACAGAATGGGGATTAGGTAAAAAAGTAGATAATTATTCTCCAGTTGAACAACCAGTTAAAGGAAGAATTTGTCTAAATTTGGATTTAGCATTTGAACGCCAGTGGAATGATGCACAAAGAGGAACATTACCTTCAATGGCTCTTGATTATATTGCAGAAACAGTATTGGGAAATAAAAAATTAGTATCAGAAAAATTCCCAGATAAGAATGAATTTTTTAGTAGGGGTTGGCTTGAAGATACAGAAACTTATCTCAAATATGCAGTAATAGATGTTGATTTAATTCGCCGTATTGATGAAGAAAATTTTACTAGTGAAAGTATTATTTCTTTACAAAGATTACTAAAAGCACCATTTGATGCTTGTTTTTATGCTTCTAATATGGGAAGTATATATTTTATGAGAAATGCTACATGGAAAGCACCAACTTCTAAAAAGAAAATTAAATGTAGTGGTTGTGGTAAATCTGTTCCTATTAAGAAAAAATGTATTCATTGTAATGCCCAAATAGGAGTAGATTATGACGGGGCTATGATTTATAATCCAACAACAGAAGGAACAAATGGACTTCATTTAGGAGTAGCCGCATTTGATTTTGCAGGGCTATATCCATCAATGATGCTTGCTCGTAATATTTCTTGGGAAACAAAAAGTGATAGTCCTACGGCCTTTGCAGTTAATCTTAATACACCTAGAGATTTTAGTGAAGTAGGAGAATCTGATATGAGATACTA